TGCCCAGCTGCTGATCGTTGACGCAGGGAAAGACGACCGGGTCAAAGCGTGGGGCGTGATCAAGGACCGGCCTGAAGGCTGGGGCTTCTTGACTTCTTCAGGTGACTGCTGTCTGGCCCCGGTATCACCCCTCCCGGTCGCCTGGAACGGGACGATCGACTTGGCTGGCGCGACAATGAAACCTCCTGACGTCTCGTACGAGATTACGAACGTCGAGCTGTGCTTCATTGAACTCATTGCGGCGAGCTTACTGCCAGCGCCCGCGGAGAAGGCGCAATGGTCGGCGGGCGAGGCAATCGCGTACTTGGTTAAGGACGTTCCGCTTCCGTGGAAAGAATGGCAAGGCGCAGGCGCATTGGACGGCGAGATCGGGCAGGCCGAAATCAATCTTGGCGCGGCGATCGGCGCGGACCAGGTGCGGGCGTGGGGCAGATTGTCCCCCAACAGGCCGATGGAACCGCTACCCGGCAGCGATCTTCGCATCCCGGGGTTTAGGTGGCGCGTGGGCCTCGACGGTGATTTAGGAACTAGCCCGCCAGGCCGGTTGGCGGCCTTCGAAGGGCGACGCTGGTACGGCATCGAAGTTGATTCGGCGACGGTCAGGCAGACATTCCCAAGACTGGTGGCAGTGCGCGCCGCGGACAAACCGGCGCGTAAGCCACCCGGCCCCCCGCCGGAAACGACAAACCGCGTTGCAAATGAAATCAAGGACGACCTAAAAGTAGGACGCTTCACTATGCGAGAGGGACGTCTGTTTGACGGGAAGCGTCGCGCACTGCAGAAAGAGCTACGAGCAAAATACAAGTGCAGCGCGTCGACATTGCTCGATGCACTGAGCATCGTTTTATCGGAGTTATCGGAGTTAGGAACTCCGACAAATTCTGACAAAAAATAACTCCGACCATTCTGCGGCTCGATCAAACTCCTACCATCAACTGATAGGAGGCGCGCCGTGTCCGAACTCGCCGTGTCTGCAGATGAGGAACGCAAGAAGGGTAAAAAGCGCCAGCGACGGCCGCGCGTAGCCCTCCCGCCTGAGCTACAGCGACACCGCAAGATTCCCGTCGCATGGGCCGCCGAAATTAAGGGAATCTCCATCGACGGTTTCCGCCGTTACTACGCGCATCTAATCGAGCAAGTCTCTCCGCGGCGCCAGGCCGTCACCCTCGGCAACGTGATCGACGACTGACTGAAAGCCCGGACCGCAAGGCCGGGCTTTTCTTTTTGCGCAGCCGCACGACCGCGATCCCGACGGCGGCCGTTGTGGGAAATGCACAGTCTGGGGAGGCGCGACCGGGTTGTCCGAGTATCTGGTGTTCGAAGCCACGACCACCCGGCCGCTAAAGACCCCTAGGAGGGGTGATATGAACCATATAGTAAAATTTTCCTCCGATCGCAACAACTCGACGCTCGACGGTCGCGGGCAAGCCCGCCACCGTCACCGCTTAAGCGTCGAGCAGCGAATTGAACGAGCTGCCGATCTCGCCAGCGGGGTGCAGCACTTGCACCCGTCGATCAAAGATTCCGCAGCCCTGTACGCCGTTTTGCCGCTCCAAGTGAGCGAGTGCCTGAAAGTGCGCGCTCAGCGGGAGGTGGAATGGCGGGAGGCGGAATGTCGGTGGCGTGCTCAAGAGGAGGCGGAGGCGGTCAACGCCGAGGCGGGGATTCTTGCCGATACTTGGCGCTCCGTCTCACCGGAGAGCCGCGAGGTAGCGATCCGGCTGCTCGGCCCGGGCGCGGTGTGGGATGCCCTCGCTCGGGTCGTTGCGTGAATAAACCTTGGCGCGCCGCTTTCGGGCGGCGCCGCTTCTTGGCGGCATCGGGAAATACGTGAGTGAATATCAAAAAGATCTCCTCACTGGTCGCTGGCGTTCCGTGCCGATCGCCACGCCGAAGGAGCACGAGCTGCAGATTGCGCTGGTGGCCATGCTGAAATGGTGTCTGCGCCCCGATGTGATCGTGCGCCACGTGCCCAATGGCGAGGTCAGAGACAAGCGCACAGGCGCGAAGTTGAAAGCAATGGGCGTGTTAGCGGGCTCGGCGGACTTAGAATTTTTTTGGAAGCACTATTGGGATGACCGCGACGGTTCGCACACGAACTTTCGCGCCTTGTTTCTCGAGCTCAAACGCCCTGGCGGCAAGCTCACCACGGAGCAAGCGGCGTTCGGCTTGGCGATGCGCACCATGGGCGCCGACTTCGAGGTTGCGAGCTCGATCGACGAGGCAATCGCGGCGGTGGGCATGCGTGGTTTGATCAGGTCCGGCGTCGAAGTTTGCGGGAGGCGATGGCCATGATGCCGGGGCAAATCAGACGAGAGCAATTGAGTGCCGTGTCATGAAGATCATGACGGCGGATGAGCGCTTGAGAGAGCCGGGCAGCCCAAAGATCGTCGGCCCCAGCGGTGTCGGCAAGACCTCGCTCTTGCGCACCCTGAACACCGAAATGCTCGCCGCCGCACAGCTCGCAATATGGGGATTGTTACGAGACAGGAGGGCCGCCTGATGCGCCGGCCGCTCCGCCACGTGCTGAACGCGCTGCGCGATGCCGATATCGAGATCGACTGCATCTGCGAGGCAACCCGGCATACCGAGATTTATCTATCGAACGGCAAGCTCTATCGCGTGCCACTCGGCACTCGCCCGAGCCGCAGATTCGAGCGCGGCCTGCGATCATTCATTCGGAAGCTTTCTCGATTGGGAGTGTCAGCGTGAGAATCATTACCGCGGACGAGCGTTTGGCCGCACGCAGCGGTCCCAAGATCCTCGTGGTCGGACCCTCTGGTGTCGGTAAGACCTCGCTGTTGCGCACCCTGCGCGCGGAGATGCTGGCGTCGACCCTGTTCATCGATATCGAGGCCGGTGACATCGCGGTGTCCGATCTTCCCGTTGCCAGCATACGCCCGCGCACCTGGCCAGAATGCCGTGATCTCGCCTGTGTCCTCGGCGGGTTCAACCCGGCATTGCCGGCGACTGCCGCCTATTCCGAGGCGCATTACACCGAGGCGATGAAGAACCCCGAGCTCGCGCAGCTGACGGGTTACCAAATCCTTTTCCTCGACAGTCTGACCGCGGGCGGCCGGCTTAGCTTCACCTGGGCAGAACAGCAACCTGAAGCCTTCTCCGAGCGCGGTCGCAAGGACCTGCGCGCGGTGTACGGCCTGCATGCCCGCAGCATGTTGGGCTGGCTTGGCCAATTGCAGCACATGCGCGAGCGCGCGGTCGTGCTCGTGGCGGTGTTGGAGAAGCACATCGACGAGCTCAACATCGCGACCTGGCAGCCGCAAATCGAGGGCACCAAGACCGGACGTGAACTGCCGGCAATCGTCGACGAAATCATCACCATGCAGTGGATCGACTTTGGCGATCGCAAGCCGGTGCGCGCCTTCGTCTGCACCAATCCCAACCCGTGGGGATACCCCGGCAAGGATCGTTCTGGCCGGCTTGAACAGATCGAGCCGCCGAATCTGGGCGCGCTGATCGAGAAGCTCGCCGGCCCCGGTCAGCGCAAGCCCTTCACCATCATTTCACCCGAGCAACCCGCTCAAACATAGAGGAGGCAGTGATGCCTTATGACTATTCTGACGCTCCACCGCCGCAATTCGAGGTGATCCCGCACGGCACCACCGCGACTTTCGTGCTGCACATCCGCGCCGGCAATGTCGGCGAGGACGGCATGCTCACGCGTTCGAAGGACGGCGGCTGCGAAATGCTCGTCGGCGAGCTCACCATTGCTGACGGCCCGTACAAGGGGCGCAAGCTGTTCGAGCGCTGGATCCTGGCCGGCACCACCGATGGCCACGCCAAGTCCGCGGACATCAACCGCAGCACGCTCAAGGCGATTCTGGACAGTGCGCTCGGGCTCAAGCCCGACGACCTGAGCCCGCAGGCGCGTGCCGCCCGCACGGTCAGCCTCAAGCAGTTCGAGGGCATGAGCTTCATCGGCCGCATCGGTATCGAGAAGGGCAGGCCCAGGAACGACGGCTCCGGCGAGAACTGGCCGGACAAGAACGTCCTCGCCGGAGTGATCACGCCCGACAAGCGGGACTGGCATCCGCTCGAGCAGGCGCCGCCGTTCAACGGCGGAGGTGGCGGAGCCCAAGCTGCGTCCGCCGAGACCGCGGCACCCATTGCGCGACCGGGATGGGCGTCGTGAAGAAGAAGACCCACACCGTCGGCGAGATCTCGCTGTCCGCGCTCGAGGATGTCTGGTTGCGACAAGCGACCGAGGCCGCGATTGCTGGCGCGCGTGGGGTCATTTCGATGGATGGCCCCATCCCGCCGGGCACACAAGTCGGCCGCCTCAGCGAGATCGAGTGGGGCTGGGTCTTTAGCTCAGCCCTCTTTGCGTGGATTTCGAAGCGTGCCGAGCAAGCCACTTCCGAGCAGCTCGATACCGAGCAGGTTATTCGCTTAACCGGGATGGACCCCGAAGGTTGGGATATTGGCGCGGTCATGGCGATTCTGCCCGAACTCGCCGCCGCGTTTCCCCCATTTCGATTGGTCAAAACCGCTCTTTGCTTGGTCGCGTGAAACCATGGCCGAATTTCTGCTCAAGGCCATGCATCTAATCCGGAAGGCAATGCTTGCGCGTGACCTCAGCGATAAGGGGATTACGCGCCGATCTAATGCAAGTGTGATTGCGCGCCAAACCAATGCGGCGGCGGGCGGCCCGCTACTAGCGCCCGGTGAACTGGAAGAGTGGGACGGCGCGTGATGACGGAACAATGGCGTGACATTCCCGGATTCGAGTTTGATAACAAGGTTGGAATTTGACCCATGCTTAATTTGAATAAAGCCAGCTTATCGCTCGACCCAATCAATATCGCGCTGAATGCTGACATTGATCGCGTTGCGATGGCAACGACAGAACAATTTCGCCCTTACCTCGGCGTTTCAATTGCAGGTTTCGAATGCGCTCGGCGGGTGCAATATACCTGGACCTGCAAAGCCGAGCATCCCGCCCGGGTGCGTGAAATTTTCCAGCGCGGCCACTACCACGAAGGCCGCATGCGCAATCATCTCAAGGCGATTGGCTTCAAGTTCGCGGCTGATGAGGCGTGCGCCTTCAGTGCTGTCGGTGGTGCGCTTCGCGGCCACGCCGACGGAATCATCATCGCTGGTGAGCGACCCTATCTCGTCTATCCCGCGCTATGGGAAAACAAAGCGTTAGGCGCAAAAGGATGGCGAGCATTAGAGCGTGACGGGATCGAGAGAGCTTTTCCGCATTATCATGCGCAGGTTCTGCTTTATCAAGCTTACCTCGATGTGACGAACCCCGCATTGTTCACCGCGGTAAATTCCGACACTTGTGAGATTTTAAGTTTTCTCGTCCCATTCAACGCCGAGCGCGCGCAACTATGGTCTGATCGTGCCGTCAACATCATCGAAGCAACGCGCGCCGGTGAATTGCTGCCGCGCGCCTATGACGACCCCACGGATTGGCGCTGCAGGGTTTGCCCTCATAAGGAGCGATGCTGGAAATAATCATGAAACCCGACGCCAGCAAACAGCACGAACTAGTTTGACATCCTCAACTACCGAGAGGCTATCGCCTATGGTGATGGTCCCTATTGCTGGAATTGCGAGCTCGGATTCGAAAGCTTGGAAGACGCACCGGCGGATCTCCCGCTGTATTTTTGCAGTCCCCTCTGCAAGCAGGACTGGATCACGCGTCAACCGCTTCAAAACCTGCTCGACAAGCGCAGGATAAAACGGGAGCACGGCAAAATGACCGACAACAACAAGCTTAAAACGGGAGCGCAGCAAATGACCGACAACAACAAGCTTAAAACGGGAGCACAGCAAATAACCGACAACGACAAGCTCCGGCAAGGTCGCGTCGTGCGGCTTACTAACGGCATCTTGGCGGTTCTGGCCGGAGCCGACAGCGCCGAGGCCGGCACCGCCCTGATGCTAGCCGTGATTGCATCGGCGCATTGGCGCACTTCCGATGCAACGGCGCGTCTGCAAGCAGTGGACGGGTTCGCGCAACAAGTGCGTGAGCTCGCCCAGTGTGAAGACACCATCAAGCGGATCGAGGCTTCGATTACATGGGCGCTACAGGTGGAGCGGAGCCAGTGAGCAATCGGGGGATCCAATGAGCGCCACCAGTGGAGCGCAACAAGAGCGTGTCATACGCCTTACCGACAAGATCCTGTCCGTCCTGGCCGGCTTCGATATGGCTGAGGCGCAAACGGCACTGATGTTGACCGTGATCGCGATGATGTGTGCCCATGATCGCGGCAATGCGGCAAATCGTTTGCGGCAGGCAGACGGATTCGCGCAGCAGGTGCGCGATTTTATTCAGCGTGAGGACATCGTCGCCTGGATCGAGGCTGCGATTGTGCCGACAACGCGAAGCAGGCAATGAAAGATGCCCGCGCCCGCGCCCGACCCCTTCGTCACGTCTACGCGCAGGCTGGCCGCGCGCAGCCGCTGGGCCTTGCCCGGCAATGCGGGCGAGTTCGGCGCGGCGCCGCTGGGCATCGAGGGCGGCGAGAGGTGAGCCATGGCACTGCCGCGCGAGCTCACCACCCGTCGAGACGACCGTCACGGCTCTAGGCTTGGCGACATCATTCGTCGGCTGGTGTCGGATAGTCAGGGCGAGGCCCTGGCAGCGTTGTGCGCTATGGCGCGTTTGCTGGAGAGCCATCGCCTGAGCTTTCTTGATCTCGCCGATCATATTGAGAATGGCAGCGGCGGTCTGAGCGACGCCGATAAGCAGAAAATTCGTAGTGCGATCGAGAATGCGCGCACCATTGGCTACGCCGAGGGCGTGCAGGCGGCGGAAAGCAAGCAGCACGGCACCGGCGCGTTCCGCAACACCGATGGCACGCCCGAGTGGACCGAGGTCGCGCGCTACGTGCAGCGCCAGAAACATCGGCTCGATGCCCGGCATCACGAATTCATCGACGATATGGCTGCGCGCACCGCGTACGGGCGCGAGCCGACGCCGAAGCAACATCAATATCTACACTTTTTATTCTTTAAGTTGGGCGGGAGGATCGCATGAGAGTTGCGGCTTATGGATGTCGGTATGAACCGGCCGAGCCCGATCCTGGTCCCGGCTGGCTGCGCGCGCGGTTCATGGGCGCGCGGTTCATGGGCGCGCGTTACCTGCGACCGGGCATCATGCCCTGCGGTCGAGCGCGCTGCCCGGTATGTGCCACGCGGGTCCAATCGTTCGCGTGCGAACCAAAGACAGCTACGGCCGAGTCCTGATCGATTGCTGTTGCTAAAACGCTAAAAGGAGGATCGTGTGAGCCCGCTCGAAGTTCGGCAAGCACTGATCGATCATGGCTACACGCCGATCCCGGCGATAGGAAAAAAGCCGCCGTTCAAGAAGTGGCAAAAGGTCGGGAATGTCTCGCGCCCAATGCTGGAGGCGTGGGACAAGAATTGGCCGCGGGCGACGAATACCGGCATCTTGACCGAGTACACGCCGACACTCGATGCCGATATCCTGAGCGAGCCCGCCGCCGTCGCGATCGAGCAGGAGATCCGCGAGCGATTCAAGGGGCGCGGCCATGTCCTGTCGCGCATTGGCAAGCCACCAAAGCGCGCGATCGTGTTTCGCACCGCTACTCCGTTCGCCAAGATTACTGTCAATCTGGTCGCCGCCGATGGTAGTACCGGCGAGAAGCTCGAGTTCATGTGTCGGGGGCAACAGGTCGTCGCCGCCGGCATCCATCCGGACACCGGCAACCCCTATACCTGGCCGCTCGGCAATCTGACCGACATCGCGCGCGATGCCCTGCCCGAGATCAGCGAGGCGGAGGCAAAACAGCTGGTTGACGATATCGTCGAGTTGCTGGGTCGCAACTTCGGCTACAAACGCGCGGCGGGGCGAAAGAG